AAGCATCACCCCGACATCGTGGACCGCTACAAATACAGCAGCGCAGAGTCGATCAGCGTCGACATGGTCGCTCGCTTGTTGGAGCTTGATCGAATCATCGTTGCTAAAGCTGTCAAAAACACCGGGCTCGAAGGCGCAAGCGACAGCTTCGACTTCGTCTCCGGTAAAAACGCGCTTCTGGCTCACGTCGCAGCCGCTCCCGGCGTCGAGGTGCCCACCGCGATGTACATGTTCTCCTGGACCGAGTTGTTCGCAGGTGCAGGCGTACAGAGCGACATGGTCATCTCGTCCATCGAGATGCCTGAGCGCAACGGCACGACCCGCATTGAAGGCGACATGTGTTTCGACTTCAAGATCGTGGGAAGCGACCTCGGTTACTTCTTCGGTTCTTGTGTGGCGTGATGCGCGTTGAAGTTCTGAAGTCTTTCAGAGCTGGCGAAACCCTTCTCGTTCGCGGTGACGTCGTCACCGCGGACGACTGGGGTAATCTTCCGCGACTTCTTTCCGTTCAATATGTTCGGGAAGCGGAAGCGGAAGAAGTCGCCGAGAAATCAAAACCTCGTCGCCGACGGCGAACAAAAAAACAGGATTCAGAAAATGGCTAATCGTTTGACGCGGGGCGAGGCGCTTCTCGGCAACCTCACCCTTGGTTCAGTGCAACTCGACAAGGCGCCTCTGAAGGCGTCTCTGACAGTCGGTGCAGAAGCAGGAAACGCGATCAACGTCGCGATCCAGCTTCAGGACATGAACGCGAACGACCTCGCAAATCGTGGTTCGGTTCTCGCTTATTTGTCCGACGATGCGAACGGGGATTCGGTCGCAGCTACGGCGCCCGATGGCGGAGTCGCTATCGGGACGGATGGTTTGGCTATTCCCCTCGTCGCTGGGAAATGTTTTCTTTTGACGTCTGAAGCCGATGGAGACATCGACTTGACGTTGACGGAAAGCGGCGCAGATACGTGGTATCTCGTCTTGGTTCTGCCTCACGGCGAGCTTGCAGTTTCGGACGCGATTACCTTCGCTTAATAGGGGGAGACGATGACTTGGTCCTTTGACGATTCGGCGCTCGCGTCCTCGAAGAAGGACCAAGTTCGTCTTTTGATTGGCGACACCGACACGACCGATCAACTGGTCTCGAACGAGGCGATCGTTTTCTATCTCTCCGAGCGCGGGGATAGCGTTTCCCTCGCTGCAGCGGATTGTTGCGACATCATCGCGGCGAAGTTCTCGCGCGAAGTCGACACCAAGAACGGCGCGCTTTCTGTCTCCGCTTCGCAACGTGCGGCGGCATATCGGAAACTCTCCGAAGACTTGCGGGCGCAGGGCGCCGAGCTTTGCGACGTGTTCTTTGGTGGTCAATCCATCGACGGGAAGATTGACCTCGAGACCGACACCGATGCGATTCAACCTCGCTTCGCTCGCGGCATGAACGACGTGATGCCTGAGGTTGACTACCTGTACCCGCGACGCTGGAATCGAACGGACGCATAACGATGGACGCGCAACTGAAAAAACAACTTGCGCAGACCATCTACATCGCGTCCCCGGCGTCGGTCGATGCGTTCGGTCAAATCACATACGATCCCCCGGTCGCCATTCCCGCGCGGGTGGAGAATGATTCGAGCGTCAAAGCCGGAGCAAGCGGTGGCGCGATTCAGGTCGAAGACGGCGAAGAGAAGTCGACCAAGATGTTGATCATCACCGAGGCGGCGATCACCATAATGGATCGGGTTTGGCTCCCTGGCGAAGACGAAACCGACGCAACGCTCGCCCGTCGTCCGCTTTCGGTTCTCGCGCTACCCGATGAGAAGGGCGCGATTGACCATTACGAGACGCGCCTATGAAAGAGATGAACGCGGCACAGCTACAAGCGGAACTCGCAAAGCGTCTCAATGCAGCGGTCAAAGCGGCGGAGACGGCGCTATATCAGGGCGCCTCAATCATAATGACCGAGGCGAAGAAGCGCGCGCCGCTCGATGTCGGCACCCTTCGCAACTCCGGTTATGTGACCCTCCCGCGTCGAGACGGCTCCGATGTCTTCGTCGAGGCGGGCTTTGGCGGCGCGGCCAAAGCGTACGCAGTTCGTCAGCACGAAGAGACGAGCTACAATCACGAAGTCGGCGAGGCGAAATATCTACAAAACGCAATCGATGCCAAAGAGAACGAGGTACGCGCTCGCGTGCGACGACTCACAGACAAGGCGCTCGCAAGCGGAAGCGCGCCGGGGCGCGGCACCTCTCCGCACGAAAAAGAACCGAGCGAAGAGGTCGCGCAGGGCGAATCTAGGCATCGAAGAAATCGAGGCGGTGACTCATGAGTGAACCCGACGCCGCAGTCGCGGCAACCATTGACGCCGTCGCAACGTCTCCGCTTTCTGCGTACACCCTCGGAACGAACTTGTTCCAGGGCCCGATGCGCGCGATCTCTAGTGTGATCCCGCATCGTGCGATCTTCGTTTTGACGGTGGGGGGACCGTCACCTTTCGACAAGTTCTCGGGAACGCCCATCCAGCGGCATAACGTCCAGGTTATGCTGCGCGGCAATGTGGACGCGTTCAGCGTCGCACAAGCGGACGCTAAGGCGTGCCGAGACGCTTTGCACCTTGTAACGATCGCCGGGTATCTGAGGTGCGCAGCTATTCAACCCGCATACCTCGGGCTCGACGACAACGAGCACCCGCTTTTCTCTCTAAACCTCACGCTATGGCGCGAGGTGTAACACCCTTTGCCGACGCTCGCCCGCGTCGGTAAACTCAACCCCGAAGAGGTGAAACTATGGCATCGCTCGCAGGTTACAACGTACTCATCAACGTCGGCAACTCGCCCGGTCCCTCGACCGAGATCACCGGCATTAATAACGTGTCGATCACCGACAATCGCACCATGCTCGACGTGACGAGCTTCGAAGGCAACGCCGGGGCGATGGAGCGTCTCGCCGGTTTGCGCGATGTTTCCGTTACGCTTTCGGGCTTCTTCGACACCGACACCGGGCAAGCGCTTTTGCAGGACAACCACGGAACCGGAACTCTGACCTACGTCAAAGTCGAGTTCGACGGCGCAACCCCTCCAGACCTTGAGGTGCCTTGCTTGATCGAATCAATCGACTACAGCGCGGCAGTCGACGGCACCGTCGACGTGACCTACAACCTGGTTTCCGCAGGCGCTCCGACTCTGACCAACTAATCGAGGTGAATCATGGCTACCGCAGGATACAGCGCCAAGCTATATCGCAGCGGTACGTCCACCTCGATGACAGCCGAAGCGACGACGCTTGTCACCGGGAAGACGTACCGCATAACGAATGCCGCAAAGCGAATTCTCGACCCGACGATCGCCGTCACGGTGGACGATGGCGGGGTTCCGATTGCGGCGATCAACATCGCGTCAATCGATTACCTTCACGGGATCGTCGTTCTCGATGCGGGCTATACTCCATCAGGAGCGATTACGGTCGACGCGAATTATATTCCGCTTTCTCAGATTGCGGACGTGCGCAGCGCCGACTTCTCGACGTCTCTCGTCATGCTAGACGACACGGTTTACGAAGACACCTCGGTGTCTCGCAAGGCGGGATTGCGCGACATCTCGGGATCGTTCCTGGTGTACGACGAGGGATCCACGGCTATCTCGGACCTTATGGCGGACGGCGACATCGTCTATTTGACGTGGATGTTGACGGGCTCCGCATCGGCAACGCATCTCCGCGCCCGGGTTCGAATCGAGTCGGACGATACTTCGGTTTCGGTGGACGGTTTGGTCGAATCGACGTATTCTTTCGTCGGCGCATCAATCAAATCCGTCGAGGGGCGTGATGTGTCGTGGTCCCTTGACTACTAGGTGAATCATGGACCGCAACGCATTACGTTCGAAACTTTTGAAATCTCCGACGTACCGAAAGACCGAAGTCGACCTTGACGGCGACAAGGTCTATATTCGCGAGCCAAGCGTCGGAGAGTCTCGGGCGCTTGCGCAAAAATGCAAGCTAAAGGGCGGCGAGATTGATCAGCTTGAATATGCTCTCCGGGCGGTGCTGGCGCTGACTTGCGACGCTGAGGGGAACCGGGTGTTCGACGATGCGGATTACGATGCGCTCGCAGCGCAACCCGTCGCCGAAGGAGTCGTTTCCAGGTTGACCGGAGCATTCGCCGAGCTCGTCGGCGGTTCGGCCGATCTGGGAAAGGACTAAAGCGCGACTCCGAGTTGCAGGCGGCGTGCTACGTCGGCGACAATCTCGGCAAGTCTCTCGCGGAGGTGTTTGAGATGTCATCGTCGGAACTGCATATCTGGATCGCTTGGTTCCGACTCAAAGCGGAAGAAGAGAAGAAGGCGCACGAGAAGGCGCGCAACAAGGCCCGAAGCGGGCGGGGGAGGCGATAGGCGATGGCATTGAATCTCGGTCCGCTTAACGTGCTTCTCCGCTTGCAAGGCGCTGACAGGTTCAAGCGCGACACAAAGCAGGTAGCGGGCGGACTCGACTTGATCGGCAAGGCGTCGATCGCTGCAACGGCGGCGATCGCGGCGACCGGGTATCAGGCGCTGCAGGCAACGAAAGTCTTCGCGGGGTTCGAAAAAGGCATGACGCGCGTCGGCGCGGTTACGAACTCCCTCGGCACAACGGCGTTTGCCGGATTGACCGATCGCGCGCAACAATTGGCGTCACAAACCGAGTTCACGGCTAGGCAAGTTGCGGACGCGATGGGGTTCATGGGCATGGCTGGCATGTCCACGAATAAGATTTTCGAAGCTACGCCCGCCGTTTTGCAGCTTGCGTCCGCCGGTATGGTCGATGTCGCGAGCGCAGCCGACACCGTGACCAACATCATGGCGGGATACGGTCTCAAAACTGAAGACCTCAACAACGCAAACAATGTTTTGGTGGCGACGTTCACGAACTCGAATACGTCGCTCCAGCAACTCGGGCAATCGTTCAAATACGTCGGACCGGTTGCCAAATCCGCAGGCGTCGAGTTCAAAGAAGCGGCAGCGGTCATCGGCCTCATGGGTAACGCTGGGATTCAGGCAGACATGGCGGGAACCGCGCTTCGCGGAACCATCATTAAGCTATTGGACCCGACGGCGGACGGCGCGAAGATCATGCGTCAGTTCGGCATCAATGTCACCGATACCAACGGCAAGCTAAAGCCGATGGTGGAAATTTTCAAACAACTCGAACCCATCGCCGACGACAGCGCGAAGATGATCGAATTGTTCGGACTCCGCGCTGGTCCGGGTATGCAGGCGGCGTTGACGCAGGGCACAACGAAGCTAGAAGAGCTAATTAAAAAAATCGACGGTGCTGGTAACATCGCGGAGCGCATCGCAGAGGCGCAACTGCAAACCCTCGACGGACGAATAAAGATCATGCAATCCAACTTCGAGGGATTGCAAATCTCAATCGGAAAAGCGCTTGGACCGGCGACGGTGAAAATTGTCGATAATCTTTCAGTCGTCTTTGGCGACTTGCGCGATGCGATCGACGGCGTCGGTGTCGGTTTGCTGGATTCCGAATCGTGGGCGTCGGGACTCACAACCCTGAAAAATCTGGTGTTGGCGGTGGCATCGGCTATCGACACCATTGCGCAATTTGCGATCAAAGCCGTGATGTTCCCGATCACGCTCCTGACGCGTGCGATCGCAGAAGCCGAATTTTTCATCGGCACTATGATGAAAGCGTTTAAGAACATCCCCGGGATGCGGGGTGTTTTCGAGGCTGGCGTCGAGATGCGCGAGCAGGGGATTTCAAGGCGCGAAAATTTGCAGCAACTTATGTCAGACATAAGTTCAACAAAGCCGCTTGAGGATACGCTTCGATCGTTCTTCACGATGTTTGAGTCGACCGCGAAATCTCTCATCAAATCGAGCGGCGCTGGTGATGGCGCTGGCGGCGACGGAGGCGATGGCGACGGAGACGGTGCGGTATTTCAGGCGCCAAACAAAGACGAATTGCGCGCCGCGTATCTACGCGAGATTGCGCCTACCAACTTCGAATCGATGATGGATGGAGTGACGGCGGCGCTCGCGAAGATCGGATATAAACCGGCGATAGCGCAGCGCCTAGGAATTGCTGCACCTGGCGGTCTCGGTGACGTCATGCAGCCTCTAATTAAGTCGACCGAAGAACTCGCGAGGAAACAAGCAGACGCGGCAGAGGCAGCAGCGGCGCTTTCTCATAAGTTCGACAAAGCGGGCGAGGCGGTCACCAAGATCGGCGGCGCGGTCATCTCGGGACAAGCAGGCGCAACTTTCGGACCAGAGCTTGGCGCGGCGGCTGGCGCCGCGATCGCTGGAGTCGTGTCGGGCGGGACGGCGACCGGATTGGGGAGCGCAATTGGCGGTGTTCTCGGCGAGCTTTTCGGTGGCGCGCTCGACGAATTGGTTTCTGCGCTTGGGCTTTTGACGCCAATTTTTAATCTTGTCGGCGATCTGGTCGGCACATTAGAGAAGCCGTTGATCGTAATGCGAGAAATGGTTTCTTCGGTCTCGACCATGCTTTTCAAGGCATTCGGGCCAACTCTTGAGGGAGTGGCAAGCGTGACCGCTAAGGCGCTTTATGGCGTCATGATTCTATTCCAGGCGCTTGCGCCGATTCTCGGCACGCTTACGCATTTGATTCTTGAGCTTAGTCTTGGGGCAATTGTTCCTGTCATGGACATAATCACATCGGCGGGAATTCAGCTTGCGGAAAAAGCACTGATACCGTTGGCCCGAGTTGTGTTGCAGGGCTACAACGCATTCGTTGGGTTCATAAACGGAATTACGTTTTTCTTGCGCAACCTTGAGATCGGCGGGGTGAAACCGTTCAAAGATTTCGGCGTAGAGCTCGATTCAGTGTCTACGCACGTGCAGACCTATGCGGACCTTATGAGGGAAGAAACCGAGGCGCGCGAGGAATCGACGCAATCGCTTCGTGAGTTTAACGAAGAACTGACCAACGTGCCGACGGGAATCAAGCGTCTCCGCGCGTTCCAGTTCGG